AGCCAGTCTTGGATATGAGCGAAAACTGGCAGCCTATAGATTGCTGTGTAGGTGGAACTCAATATTTCAGAGCAAACGCCGTTGCCTTTCTGCCTCAGGAGCCTAAAGAAGATCAAGAGGCATGGGAAAGAAGAGTATCTCATGCAACGCTTTCTCCATACACTGTAAGAATTGCTGAACAGGCCGCTGGATTAATACTAAGAAAACCAATTCAATTGGCTAGCCAAAATGAAGGTGGAGAACTTGATCCATATTGGGAAGACTTTGCAAAAAATATTGATGGCTTTGGAACAGAAATAGATAGCTTTGCAAGAAAGTTAGCTATCAATTCTGTGCTATATGGTCACAGTGCGGTTTTAGTTGATTATCCATCAACTGAATCAGCATCAAATCTTGCAGAAGAAAGAGCTTTGGGATTAAGACCTTATTTTATAAATATTGATGCAAAAAATATTTTAGGCTGGAGAAAAGACCAAGTTTCACCAATAGCACCAATTAGCCAAATTCGACTTAATGAATTAGTTAGTGAACCATTAGGTCTTTTTGGTGATCAAGTTGTTAGACAAATAAGAGTGTTAGAGCCAGGAAGCTGGAAAGTTTATAGACAAGTTAAAAACCAAGATGAATGGTTTGTGTATCAAGAGGGGCAAACCAGCATTAGTAAAATCCCTTTAGCGGTCACTTACAGCCACAAGGAGGCCGAGTTAATAAGCAAGCCTCCTCTTCTGCCTATAGCTAATTTAAATATCGCTCATGGTCAAAGGACAGCAGATCTTAGCCATAGTCTTCATGTAGCTGCATTGCCAATTCTTGTTCTCCAGGGCTTTGATGATACAGATAATGAAATTGGTCTTAGTGCTAACTCAGCAATACTTTTACCACCTGAGGGAAAAGCCAGCTTTTGCGAGCCTGCATCTTCTGCCTTTGCAGCTCAACAAGGATTTATAACTGAGCTAGAGAATCAAATGAGCAATCTTGGAATATCAACTTTATTTGCTCAGAAAATGGCAGCAGAAACGGCTGAGTCTAAACAAATCTCACGCTCAGATTCAGATTCTCTTTTAGCTGTAGTTTCAAAAGATTTGGAGTCATGCTTGCAAGAGGCATTTGATTTGGCTGCATCGTTTATTGGCATTGAGCCTCCTTTAGTAACACTTGATAGAGACTTTGATTTAGCCCAGTTAGATGGAAATCAAGTTCAGCAATACACCCAGCTCTGGCTTAATGGTGCTATTACCCATGAGACATTATTAGAAATGCTTAAACAAGGTGAAGTGTTGCCATCTGTAGACGTTGAGACAGAGATTGAATTAACAGGGCAAGAGAAATTGAATACAATGGTTAGCTTGCCTGAAGAAGAGGAAGAAGAAACAGAATTACCAGAAGAGCCTGTAACTGAATGAACAGCTAAATTTACACATTACCCCTAAGCTATGGGAATAAATATTATTAGCCTATGACTGAAGCACCAGCCAAAAAGCAAAATCTAATTCAGAAACTACAAGAAAAGATTCCAGATAAAGAGGAACAGTTTGAATATATTGGGCTTGGAGTCAGGTTAATTTTGTTAGTTTGGGCCACATTAATGTTGAGCTTAAGTTACTTAGATTTGAGTAAACTTGGCATCCCTCAACAGAAAATAGACCCGACATTTATAGCTAGTATTTTTGTATCAATTTCTGCGAGTTTTGGGGCTAATATACAACAAAAGGGGGAAAAGAACGGGGCTGGGTCTAAGAAAAGCGTAAAAGAAGAATTACAGGAAGCTTTAGGAGATGTTGAACTAATTGGCTTTAAACATAAGGTTGAACTTGTACCTGTAAAAACCAAAATTGATCCAATTTCTGGAAAGGAAGTTGATTTGCAGAGTGGCCGCCTGAAAACTTAAAACCATGAAAAAACTATTCATTCTTTTGCTCTTAGTAGCATCCCCAGCTCCAGCTCTAGCTGATTACAGGCACGAACTTAAAACGGTAGTTTCTGGACAATTAGACAACGCATACACCCACAGTAAGAGAATTGGAAGCACTTATTCTTTTAGCTCGGATGGCCTGACCGTTTCAGCCTTAGGTGGAATCACTGGGCCAGCAAGTTCAGATGGATCTCTAACTGGGGTCGCTGCTACTTATGGCACAAATACGTTTTCTCACTCTGGTACAGGATCAGCCAGCCTTACAGAATCGTTTATCCAGGGGGATACTGTCCCAAGCCAAACTGGGGTTGCAGTTTCAAGTACAACAGGAGCAACAGCCACCTTGCTAACCCTTGGCGATGTTGTAACCGTAGCTGGAGGTCATAAATCTGGAATGGCTGTTGCCCTTACCCAAGCTGGAGCCATAAGTTTGACCCCTGGGGGTTCTGGATCTACAGTTTCGGCTTCAATCTCAAGTGTTACCGAAGTTGATTAAAATGTATGAAATATTTATTATATTTCTTTCTCTTAAATGTAATTAATACAGCCAAGATCCTAGCTGTACCAGTCATTCCCAATTTCGGATCAGGACAATCTCAAAGCACCACCGAGGTAAAATCTCGCACTGTGGAACGGATTGAGAGCTTTCATTTTAATACAGGCTATACTTTTAATCAGTCTGGGAGCAATATAAAAGTTATTGGAAGTACATTAACCCCAGACACTATTAATACTCAAACTCAAACAGTCAATGGAATATCATCAACTTGGAAGTCTATTGATTTAAATACTAAGCCTCAATATGAACAAGTCGTTGTAGGAGCTGGTACACAATACAATGAAAGTCTAATGGGGCCAGGATTGGCTGAACACGTAATTATTGACCGCACTGTGGATGTAGAAAGTATCACAAACACTACGAGTATTTTCACGAATTGAAAAAATTATTACCAGCTTTAATTATTACCTTATCTGGACAATTACCAGCATTAAGTGAAGGCGTATCAATGCAAAATAATCCTATCTCGAATAGTAGCGGTGGAGTAAATGTGACTGCAGTGCAGAATGTTCCAAGCCGCCAATTTACAAATGTTTATAGTCTTAATCAGCTACAATGTCAGTCTGACACATTCGTTATACAGCCTTTTATTACATCTAATATGAGTTTTCAGCGACCTCAAAGAGAAGTTAGATTAGATCCAATTTATGACGATAGAGATTTAACAGGTTTAATAACTACAGACGATAATGGCAATGATGTAGACGGGCCAGACGGCCTTCCAGATAATCCAGGTTTGGTGGTTGGCTATAAATCAGTGCAATTAAATCCCCAAGATTCGTTTGCAGTTTCCCCAGGAATCAGCCTGAGCTTTAATATTAATATGGACCGCCAAGCTGTTAGAAAGTGCAGGGAAGGGGCAGCAAAAATTGTTGAATTATTAGATTTGCAAGTAGCAGATAAGCGTTTAAGCCTGGAGGTTGGGCGGCTTTCTCAATGTGGAAAATTATTAACCCAGGGAATAAAATTTAAGGATCAAAGTTCATTCTCAAAATTATGTGACGATGTAGAAGTCGTTAAATTTATTCCAAAAAATACGCTCCCAGATCACCAGCATTCAATAGGGTCTATTTCTTCAGAAGTGACCGCCAAAGAAGATTAACCCTATTCTTTTCTCTTTGCGCTCTTATCTTTTCTCCCCTTGAAAGTGGTTTATCTTTTTTACCTAGTTTCTTTTTAACTGTTTTAATAATTTTTTTCTGAAGGGGTTTGGTTCTTTTTTTTATTAGCTCAGTTAGGGGAGAGGCCAAAAGTGCAGAACTAGCACCAAATAAAGCTGTAACCATAACCCCAGTTACCAAAGCAGGGGGCGGCACAAAATGATCTACTGTTTCTATAATTTTTAACGGCTCATAAATGGCTACACATTCACCAGATATTGCATCAATTTTATAAGAGGTTATCTTCCCTCTTCCATATTTTCCAATGCTCCCTATTGGGGCATCCAAATTTGAAGGGCATTGTGGAGGGGGAGGGGGTAAACCTCCAACATTAGTTGTTTGATTATTTGTTGTTTGTTTTTTGCTTTGTTCAGTTTCTCTTGGTGTTACCGATAACGGTTTAACTTTTACTACTTCTAACTTTTTGTAATAGTCAAGAGGATAAAAAACAGGTTGAGAATATGAACACAAAATCATTACCCCGTCGGGGTCGTTGTCAAAGTGTCCAGAACCTCCAGTTTCTTCTTGCCTTGTCTCAACACACCCAGGCATATCTATGATCAATGGATCTAATGGAGAAGGAAGATAAGTTGTTATTGAAGGAGGTAAAACTATTGGAGGTTCTAAAGCTACTGGATCAGCAATTCTTGGTTCAATAATAGAAGGCTCAACTATCCGAGGCTCCCTAATATCCATTAACAATCATTCCATTGCTGGCTTACGTCAGATCCCAAATTACCAGCCGTTCTTGTTGCTTCTGAAAAGAAAAGTCCTGCAAAAACTGGGCCAATAATAGGAATATGACTTATAGCTGGGGCAGTAGCAGCCCCTACACCAGCTCCAACAATCTTTCCATTAGCCTTACCAGTTAAACCAAGTTCTAAGCACCTTTGCTCTTGTGCTGTTAAGCCTTCAGATCCTTCTTGAACGATTGGCCTATATGCATAAGCAACTGTTTCTCTATGAATGTATGAATCTGATTTTTTTATCTTTCCATTGAAGGTAGGTTTCTCTTCTTTTATATCTCGGTATTCGAGCAAAGTTTTTGGAGAATGTTGATTTTGAGCAATAGCCCAAGAATGTCCATCTTTTGTTTTATCTGATCTAATAGAAAAAGATGAAAAATCTGTATTGGGTAGATTTGCAATATTGGGAATGGAGTCTTTATTAGAGGCAATATTAAGAGCATAAAAATTGCTGCCTACTAATCCCATAGCCATAAACAGGCTAGTGATGCCATTAAATGATTTAATCATCATTTCCCAAAAGGCAAGGCTGACCCTGTAGTTTTTGGCAACTTTTGCTCCAAATCATATTGAATGTTTTTTATGATTTGATTTTGAATGTTTGAAAGCATGTCATTTACAAATCTTGTTCTCTGGCTGTAGACGTAACCAGAGAAACCAATAGCAGCGACAAGCAAACCACTATTTATGTAGGTAAGAATTTTAATCATTTATGCATCAGCAGCTTTTGGGGTTTTCGCTTTTGGAGCTGCTGCCTTTGCTGGGGCTGCTTTTACTTCTGAGTCTGGAACCTCTACTTCTGTTTTTATGACCATACCAGCTACTCTTGTTTCAACAATTTGTTTAGCCATTTAGAATTACTCCTAAGGAACATGAATTGATTCTAAACAATTGAACGAAAAGCAGCTCAAATTGTTTATAAGGCAAGCTTTCAGCTTAGAAAATATTGCTGAGAATGCATTGATGAAAGCTGATCCAGAGTTCTTAAGAACAATGGCATTAGTTAGAAGAAAGGTTTTAGAACTACCAGATGCAACCCTTTTAAGAGATTCAGAATGGAAAAGATTATTAGGTGAAATTGAAATTATTTTGCAGAGATCTAATGATGCTTTTGCTAAATCATTAATAGATGAATTAAGAATTAATTATCCAAAAATGAGGGAACAAGCTGAAAAAATGGTTTCTGCTATTCCTTCTGTAAATATATTTCCAGGGACTGGTGGAGAAATCAGAGGATTACCAAGTGTCGCTGGCTTGCAAACAATAGAACTACAAGACAGCGTTCAAGAAATTATTAGAAGCACAAAAGTAAACAGCACCCGATTAATTGATTTATTTGCTTTGCAGGATGCTGACGAATATAGACCAGCAATTTTTAGAGATAAAATGTCACCTTGGATCAAACAAAAAATAAAAATTATTGATAGCACCGTTAGAGCTGGAATATTTCAAGGGGCAGAAACAGAAGCTATTGCAAATGTAATTGGAAAAGAAATTAAAGAAGATATTAGATTTGGAAGAAGAATGTTTGAAGGATCAGATGCAACAAGAAGAATAAAAGCACAAGCAAGAGCTATTGCTAGAACTGCTGTTCAAGATATGAATAGACAAGTAAATGAACAAGTATGGAATGAAAATAATTTCAGCTCTGATTTGCGTTGGGAATGGGTTGCAGCTTTTGATTCAAGAACATGCCAAGTTTGTGCCCCATTAGATAATTTAGTTAGAAGAAAAAGAGAATCTTTTCCTACTTATCCAATCCATGTAAATTGTCGATGTCAAATTGTTTTAATTGATCCAGAAGATACAGATGCAAGAGCTGGAATAGATGTAAGTCCAGAAAAAGATGGATTTAATAAAAAACCTGGGAGAAAATATAAAAGTCAAATCTTTGTTAAAGGAGAACAATTATATAGAAAAGCATTTGATGTAAAAGGAGAAAATCCAGGTTATGCAGATTTTTTAGCTCAGGCAGATATAAAAACTCAGGGAATGTTTTTTGGTGGAGGTAATGCTGGAAGTATTAGGGCAGATAGATTTAGAACTTTTATAAAAGGTGGTCTTCCACCAAGAGAAGCAATGCAAAAACTTATAACTAATGCACCTAGACCAAATCAAACTTTAAAGAAAATTGATATTACAAAAGTAAGATTTAAAAAAGCAGATGAAGAATAAATTTACCTGTTAAAAAATATTACTATTCCTTAGGCAGAATTGCATATAATTAAGTCAGCTCCTGCGGAGCTTCAACTTTAACCATTACTCCATGTCAGAAAACGCCGAGGTGAACCCTGCGGGTGAAAGTCCTCAACCTCCT